TGAGCCAACCTCAGATTTTGACGATAACTTAGCTGAAGTTATTGACGAGAAAGAGCTTTTGCGAAAAGCCAACTCTTTAATCACATCGTATGAAACCGATGAATCGGCAAGAAGCGAGTGGCGCACCAGATACGAAGACGGACTCAAGACCTTAGACCCTGATGGTGGGCTTGAAGAATCTGATGATGCAAGAGCATCCAGAGGTCTATCGACTGTTGTGCATCCCTTGATAGCAGAAGCTGCGACTCAATTTAACGCTCGCGCAATTACAGAACTTTATCCCAGTGGCGGTCCAGTCAAAACAACTGTTGTTGGTGACGCTTCAGAAGAAGTCGAAGAGCAAGCACGAAGAGTCCGAGAGTTTATGAATTACCAACTTACGCAGGAAATGCCTGAGTATTTTGCTGATTTAGACCAGATGCTATTCCAACTTCCCTTAGTTGGCCATGCGTTTAAGAAGCTGTACTGGGATGTCAATCTAGGCAGACAAGTCTCAATGTTTGTAAAAGCAGAGGACTTTTGCGTAGCTCCAGAATCAAAAGACTTGCAGACATCGCTAAGATACACGCACGTTATTCGATTACCGAAGAACGATTACAACCGATATGTCGAAGCAGGGTATTACTTACCTGTACCAACTTACACAGACATTACCGACCCATCAGGCACTGTGACTCAAGATATTGAGGGCGTTGACGAATACAACAATGACGATGACGTTTTAACCTTGCTAGAGATGCACGTTTACGAAACTTTTAACGGCGTTGATGGCATGGGCGACGAAGACAATCTTTCAGATGTTGTTGCTTTACCTTACGTCGTAACTATTGAGATGGGTTCTCAACGAGTGGTTTCTGTTCGACGCAACTGGGATGAGGACGACGAAGACAAGAGAAGGCGCAATTGGTTTGTGTCATATCGCTTTTTACCAAGCGTAGGTTTTTATGGCTTTGGTCTTTACCATATGATTGGTGGGTTAGGCAAAGCAGCGACTGGTGCATTGAGAGCGTTACTTGATTCTGCTGCTTTTGCAAACATGCAAGGCGGGTTCAAGCTTAAAGGTCGTGTTTCTGGCGGTGAGATGGACATCAACCCCGGCGAGTTTGTGGACCTAGACGCTACGGTTGATGATGTAAACAAAGCGATTATGCCACTTCCATTCAAAGAACCCAGTGGCGCGTTGTTTAATTTGTTGGGTTTAATTGTTGATGCAGGACAACGGTTTGCATCAACCGCAGATTTAAATGTTGGGGACGCAAACCCTAACGCACCAGTTGGTTCAACGGTTGCCTTGATTGAACAAGGAAGCAAGGCGTTTAGTGCAATTCACAAAAGATTGCACAACTCACAAGGGCATGAGTTCAAGTTATTAGCAAAACTTAATTCAGAGAACTTGCCAGAACAGTTTCAGTTTTCAACAAACAGTGGCTCAGAGATTATTTACGCAAGAGATTTTGATGACCGAATTGATGTTATTCCAGTCTCTGACCCGAATGTTTTTAGCGCAACCCAACGGATTGCCCAAGCTCAAGCGGTTCTTGAGATGGCACGTTCTGCCCCAGAGTTGCACGACATTTACGAAGCGTACAAAAGAATGTACGAAGCGGTCCGTATCCCAAACATTGATGAGGTTTTAAAAAAGCCAGAAGAAGCAGCAAGGCTAGACCCAATCGACGAAAACATGGCGGTTTTGTACGGGAAGCCAATCAAAGCGTTCCCAGAACAAGACCATGAATCGCATATTGCAGTTCACATTCAGTTTTTGCAAGACCCATCTTTAGGTGGCAATCCTCAGATAAACAAAGCAATCATGCCAATTATGATGGCGCATATTGCAGAACATATTGCGTTACTGTATCGGACTCGGATGCAAGCAGGAATCAACATGGAACTTCCAAACTTGCCAAATCTCAGAGATCCTAAGTTCCGCTTTGAGGACATTGACCCAGAGCTTGATATGCAGATCAGTCAAAGGGCAGCGCAAGTGGTACAACAAGCACCACAGATGAAGCCAATCCCTGCGATGAACATGCAACAAAATCCACAACAGAACCCATTGCAATACGCACAACAACTTGCACAACTAGAAGCTCAGTCTTTGCAAGCTAGGACTCAATCACAGATTAACGCAGACCAAGCTAAGGCACAGAACAACATTCAGATTAAGCAAGCCGAAGCACAGCAAGATATGCAGATTGAAGCTGCGAAAGCTAACGCAGAGTTGCAAGCTAAGATTGCGAAGTTACAAGCTGAATTGCAAATTGAAAGAGAAAAGAACCAAGCTAAAATTCAAATGGAACAGCAACAAAATCAAGCTGAACTCCAGATGGAACAACAGAAAAGCCAAATGGAGGCGATGAAAGATGAATGAGTCAAAGATGAAAATGCCTTTGAGAATGGGCGCATTGCCAGATGACATAGAGCAAATGCGAAGAATAAGAGAAGAAAGGCAAAGCGGAAGAGACTTACCTTTAAACATGAGGTCTATGCCTGATGACGCAAGAAGGGACATGGGGCAAATGACCAATGATTCTGAGATAACACGGCTATTTAATGAAATGAAAAAACTAGATCCCGGCTCTGTAGTTAGAGAATCAGAATTTCGCCGCGCCTTGATGAATGACGCTGCAGGTGGAGAATCAGAAAGAAAACAATTTGAAATTCCAAATGTTGACGGGACAATGTCACTTAGCTCTATAGACCCAGAGGAACTTAGAAGAATCGATCCTGATCGTCCTTTTATCAAGAACTACGACAGGTTAGAAAACCTTGTTGAAGTGGCAGGCATTCCTCTTGATATTGCTTTGCAGTTAAACGACGCTATGCCAGAAGACATAGAGGATTTTAGCGAGGAGTACGACAATTTCATAGACATGTTTTTAGAAGCGTCAATGGAGACAGCAGATTAACTTACCTCCAATAAACCCAGCAGCTTTTTCGGGTGGTGTACCAACGCAGCCAATGCCAATGCCTGCACCTCAACCAAGACCCATGCCACCTAGAAGAAGCAACCCGAATCAAGTTGCAGCGAATTACTTGCTACAGAAAATTGCTGATATTAGAAGGCGCACGACAGGAGAAGTTGGCGCATTAACCAGTATGAACCTAGGAGCTTACAATGGCTGAAATTAACGTAGAAAACATTGAAGATTTAAACGCTTTGTTTGAAGAAAAGATGGGATTTCCTGCTGATGCAGAAGGTCTTGAGATGACTGAGGAACAGTTAGTTAACTTTATGTTGCTTTGCCATCAGGCAGAATATGGCATGATGGATGACGATTCTGAAGAAGAGTATGAAGAAATGGATGACGATGGTATGAAAGTTAAAGTCATTAAGCTTCATGGTGGCGATGTTGGTTCTATGATGGACGAACTACTAGGACACAGTTCTTCGAGAATGATGGGAAAGTAGATTGCCCGTCGTCAAAGTAAAAGGCGGTTATCGCTGGGGTAAATCTGGAAAGGTCTATAAACGACGCTCAGATGCCGAGCGACAAGGTAGGGCAATACAAGCTTCTAAAAGCAAAAGGAAGAAATGATGGCGAACAAATCAGTCGAAGCACCCAAAGGTTTTCATTGGATGAAGTCAGGCAAAGGCTATAAGTTAATGAAAGACCCTTCTGGTGGGTATAAAGCGCATAAAGGCGCAAGCAAGAAAGCGTCTTTTCAGGTACAAGCGGTACATAAAAAATAATGGCTACCTACAAAGGCAAGTCGGTCAAGCTCAACAGTCCAAGACGAATTGCAAAAGGCGAGACCAGTCATGGCAAAAAGAAATCTGTCGTTTACGTCATGGATGGTGACCGAGTAAAAAGAGTGACGTTCGGCGACCCAAACATGAAAATAAAAAAGAATCAAAAGGGGCGACGAAAGAATTTTAGGGCAAGACACAATTGCGACAACCCCGGTCCTAAAACCAAAGCAAGATACTGGTCTTGCAAAGCGTGGTAACAAATGGCTAAAGCAGCAGTAAAAAAAGTAGCAGCAGCGGAGATACGAGCAGCAAAAAGTTTTCTCGAAAGACGCAAGATATCAAGTAGCGAGTTAAGTCCTAGAAAGTTTGCGAAAGCAGCAAAAGACCTAGATAAAAGTTTTGATGAGGTGCTTCGGTTGCTTGCAATGGAGCTTTCTGGTGGGCAAGTTTAGATGTTAGACGCAACCACGTTTGGTTATCTAGGTGGTTTGACTGGTGCTGGAAAAGCAGCAGAGCTTTTTGGTTCTGGGCAACTAACAGGTGACATGGCTTCTGGTTACGAAAGAGGCTCAGGAATTAGGACTAGGTTAAACGAAGCCGATTACGGTGCTTTGTCTGATTACAATTTAGCGGTAAAACGTGCAGGATATCTTGGTGAAGATTTTGAATACAACGCAGATTATGACGATTTATCTACTAATCTCATGTATCACAAAGATTACGTGCCAGATTCTGATGAGCTAAAAAGCGCAAAGCAGTCGTTAAGATCCGCAGGTTTCGCCGACATTCCTTTGTTTGAGCCTTCTTCATGGGCGCAAGCAGGGGTTCAGTTCATTAGACCCAATCAATTTAATGCTAAGAATTTACCCTACAGTGTTTCAGGAGCAGGCGCAGCCAACGTCGGAGCAAGAGAAGAAAATATATACGACAAATTAAGAGACCTTTACAACGAATGGGGGCAGTACGAGTCTTCTGGTTTTGAAGGTGGCAACAAGATGGGTGGTAATAAGTCCAATTGGGGCGCACTTAAATCTTTTGCATCAGGTGACCGACCAGAGTTTTCAAATGCAATTAACTCAGAATACGGATCAAACGAAGCACTGAAACGATATTTAGAAACAGGAGAAATAACCTCTGATTTAAATCCAACTTATGCACTTCAAGCCTACGATTACGCTGTAAGAGAAACTGCTAGGCAACAACAAACAAAATCACAAGGGTTTTTCTCAAGTCTTTTAAAAGGAAACATTGGTGCAATTGTTGGAGGCACGTTAGGTTTTTTGGCTGGCGGTCCAGCAGGTGCAGCAATTGGCGCAGGTGCAGGCGCAACTGCTCAAGGAATTGAAGCAGGGGATTCTTTTCTTAGTATTGCAGTAAGCGCAGCGGGAAGTTACTTTGCAGCAGGAAGCATTGCCAACGGTTGGACAAATGCGTTTGGGGAGATGACATTAGAGCAAGCCCAAGCAGCAGGATTGACGGGCGCATCAGGGGTTGGCGCAGCAGGAACTGGAGGAACGCTTGCAGCAAGCCAAGCAGCGGGTGCATACGCAGCATCTAATTTTGTTGGACCGTTACAAGCAGGAATTTTACCTCCAGCATTTGGAACAACAAACACTGTCGTTAATGTAGGAAAGTCAGCACAGGCTTATGCAAACGCAGCAAAAACAATAGCTTCTGGAGGTTCTTTGTCGGGAATAAGCCAAACAGTTTTAAGTGGCTTGGCAAATAATGCTAAGTTTTTTGACTCATTAAACGCAGGACAACAAGCTGCATTAGTAAGCGCAGCTACAACAACTGGAAGCAAAGTGGTCGATGCTGCAATAAAAGTCCTTGATACCACAGGAAAATACACAGGAACTGTTAACGCAGGAGGATTGGCAACCACAGCAGCAGCCACGGCAGACGCGGTAACAAAAACCATTGAGGCAAAAGAACAAGAAGAAGAGGCAGAAGTAAGGGCAGAAGAATTTGGAGAGTCTTTTGAAACCGTTTATGAAGACGCATATTCAGATGACGTTGCTTCTGAAAGCACTGTCGGTGGATTAGGTTCTGCTATGCCAGCGTCTTCTCGATATGGTCGCCGATTTACAAGAAGGTTTGCGTAGCAATGACCGAAATAACCCCAGAAGCAAAACCCGAAGAACCTGTCAAAAAGAAGGTTGAGCTAGAACTAGAGGTTACGCCTAACAATATAGGTATCAACCCATTTCAAAAGTGGGTGCATTTAGCCAAGACCGTAGATGCTTGGCGCATATTCCCAAGGATCTTTGTCACGGTTTACATTGTGTTGCTTTACGACGTAGTCACTTGGTTCATGGAATTAAAAGAACCAAACCTAGAACAAGCAGGGTTAGTCAGCATTGTTGTTGGCGCGATGGCAGCGGTGTTTGGAATATACGCAGGAACGAACAAACAAAGTAAAGCCTTTAAAGGCGGTGACTGATGGGCGAAGCGTTTGCTCTGATTGCAGAGGTCGGTTTCCCCATAGCGATGTCGCTTATCGGTGGTTTCTTTATATTTCTAACAATCAAATACATCCTTGAGTCTGTGGTTGGTCAAGTGCAAAGTATCCATTTAATTGTACAAAATTTAGACAATAGAGTTAAAACCATGAACCACGATATGGTTCGCATGGATTGCACGATGTGTAGCGTGTTAGGCATACGACCAGATTTAGAAAGGATATCAAGAGCCGATGGGAAAGAAGACGCAAGGCGCGACTGATGGATCTTGCTCAAGTAATCGGAGAGTACGGCTTTCCCGTTGTAGCCACGGTTGGTCTGCTATACATGATTTACTTTATATGGGGTTATATCACCAAAGAAATCAAATCAAAACTTGGTGAAACCACGACTACTTTGGTAGGCTTGATAGACCGCATCCGTATGTTAGATAACGATATCATACGGTTACAACAAAAGCTTGATACGGTGATTGAGATACGTGAGATTCAAAATAAAAAAGATACTAAAAACAGCCGCTAGTATTGTAGGGCATGTTGTTGTTATTCTTTGTGTGGCTTTGGTTTGCTGTATCTTGTTATTGTTTTCTCCGCTAAACACTGCGTCTGCGGAAATGTTGCACAAA